TCCAAGGAGATTGACATGAAGGGCGCAAAGAAAGGGGCGGGCGAGTGGTCGCAGAAAGAAACCAGTGACCGAGGCATGAAGATCACTGGCGACATTGTTGCTACATGGGTGGCCAAGACGAATGAGATCTTTGGCAAGCCGGAGAAGACCATTGTGTTCTGCTCTGGTGTTGAGCATGGTGCTCACTTGTCGCAGGAGTTTGCCAAGGTTGGATTTAACTTCATCAGCATCAGCTACCGAGACGATGATGAATTCAAGAAGGAAGTTATCGAGGACTTCAGCAAGCCAGACACTGAGATCCACGGACTGATTGCCACTGACATCCTGACCAAGGGATTCGATGTGCCGGACGTGAAGATCGGTATCTCAGCGCGGCCATTCACCAAGTCGTTGTCGTCTCACATACAGCAGATGGGCAGGATCATGCGCGGCCATCCGACGAAGGAGTTCGCGGTGTGGCTGGATCATTCGGGTAACTATCTCAGGTTTCGTGAGGACTGGGATGAGGTGTTTGAGAATGGTGTGCATGAGCTGGATGATGGCAAGGAGAAAGCCAAGTCAGAACCAAGCGAGAAGGAAAAGAAAGAAGCCAAGTGCCCGCAGTGTGAGGCGTACTTCCCTCCAAGGTTGGACTCTTGCTTGAACTGTGGCCACGTCAGACAGCGGCGCAACATGATCGACGAGGTTGAGGGTGAGATGTATGAGCTGGGTGCCAACACTGCCACCAGAGACAGCAAGCAGGAGTGGTGGTCAATGCTCCAGTGGTACGTCAAAGTACAAGGCTGGTCGAACGGGCGTGCGGCTCACGTTTACAAAGAGAAGTTCGGAGTGTGGCCGAGAAGTCTGGACGACACACCGAAGATGCCAAACAACGACGTTGCCAAGTTTGTGGATGCAGGTATCCGCAAATACATTCGCTCCATGAAGAGGAGACGTTGATGGACTTGCTTGTATTTTGTAAAGCTCACGGCATTCTGATTGATCGTCTCCCACCGATAGGTGTGTGGCGTAGGTATCCGACAGAGGATCACCCGCATAAACGCAACGGCGCAGTGAAGTACATGGGCGACCATGCGTTCGTGCAGAACCATGCGACCAACACCAAGATCTCTTTGTGGCGGCCAGATGAAGTGGCCAAGATTGACTATGCCAAGATTGCCCGTGATGTGCAGGCGGCAGAGGATAAGCGCAAGGCAGATCAGGAAGAGGCCGTCAAAAAAGCAGCTCACATCATGAGTCATTGTCAGCTGGGCAGGCATGACTATCTCAAGCGCAAGGGATTCCCAGATGGTGAGGGTTATATCTGGGTGAATGAGAAGAAGCAATTCCTAGTTCTTCCAATGCGTATTGATGGCCACTTGGTTGGGTGCCAGCTCATTGACCCAGAGGGTGGAAAGAAGTTTCTCTACGGCCAGCGCACCAGTGGTGCAACGTTGTCGATTGACAATAAAGGTGTGCATATTCTGTGCGAAGGGTACGTCACGGCCTTGTCTGTGCGTGAAGCTCTCAAGAAATTCAAGCGGCGTTACACAATTCATGTGTGCTTTAGCGCAGGGAATATGAAAAAGGTGGCGGCCACTTTGCCTAGCGGCGTGGTCATTGCGGATAACGATGCCAGTGGTACGGGCGAGAGAGTGGCCAAGGAAATAGGCTGGCCGTATTGGATGAGTGACGTAGTCGGGGAGGATGCAAACGATACGCACCAGCGGCTCGGTGTGTTCAAGTTTGGCCAATCACTATTGAAAGTATTGTGAGACTTGAGGCTTAACCAAGTGGACATTGTCGTCCAGCTGGCTCATGAGTTTTAAGCTTTGGAGAATGTCACTGCCTATGTCAAAGATATTGTCACCCTCACCGACAATATCCGATGTGACATAGACAGTGCCGTCTTCCATCTCATGCAAAAAGATCGCGAACAGTGCTTGCTTCTTCATTTATGCTCACAATCTTTGTTGAGTGTGCGTTGGCTGTGTCGTGGTCTGATGCCAGAACTAGACGCATTATCTCCTCTTTGGATTCAGCGTCCAGCTCCAGCTCAAACTCGTAGGTGCGTTGCAGTTTTACCCTGTACTTCATAGGAAGACGCCGATTGAAAAGGCAAGGGCGGCCATCGCTATAAGTAGCAGGATAAATTCAAAGATGCCTGACCCAGAGTGGGTGCTGGTTCGGTCAATGGACTCTGCATATTCAGGTGTGTTTGGGAATGCCTCGTTCATGGTGCGCGGGTAGCGGCGTGTTTGGTTATCGTTCATGTTTGTGTCTCCATTGTTAATACTTTGCCCCAGTTGTCGTAGGCTTGGTTGTACTTCTTACGCATGAAGTCGGCGCAGGTTTCCCAAGCGTTAAGCCAGTCGGTTGTTGCGTTCCATACAGTTTCACCAACGTATGAGTCTTTCAATATATCTTCGCAGTCCTCGTCGCTCAACTCGTAGCCCAGTTCTCTGGCGCATTGCTTTATTTTTTCGTGGTTCATTGTGGCACCTTCTTAAATGTGACTGTCTTTCCTTGTTGCTTCTCAAAAAGAACCTGAAACTCTGCCTGCTCCTGTGAGAACAGCGTGTGAATCAGTTTGCCCTTTTCGTTGTACACCTTCCAAACTGGCTTGCCGTCCAGTCGTCCAGTGTCGGGTAGATAGTCCTGCTTCTTCTCGTCAAAGAATGACCAGCCTTCCCAGTGTCTGCGCTTATCGTCGCAGTCAATGACCAGTGAATATGGCCGCGATCCAATCACTAGGAAATTATGGTTGCGTTCGAAGCTTCCGTGTCCGATCTGGCCGCTGGCATATTGGCCATGCTTGGGGAATAGGACGTACCAGTGATCGCGATCAAGGTCAACAATCAATTCCAGCTTGTGTGTGCGTAGCTCAACATCAAAATGTTTGATGGCCATGTTAATCCCTTGTTAATGATTCTGGCTGTAAAACTTCTACAGTTTCCTGCTCGTAGCGGATCTCATCGCCGTCACATTCGGTGCTGAATAGATCATGGGCGGACTCGATGGCCTCCTCCTGTGAATCGGCCAGCACTCGAATAGATTTAACGACGATCGCTCGAATAATTACTTCATAGGGTTTCATTTTGCGCTCCTTGCGTAGTTGATTCCATCTTTCCAGATAAGCCATGCGTCACACACGGATGTGTAATCACCCATGGCCAGCTCGTCGTCGATAACGTCATGGTCGATGCCTGCTCGCTCCATTTGCAGGAACTTGATAACGCGCTCCTTTGGCACGGCGGCGCAGTTCATGCGGTAGGACTCCAGAAAAGCCCATTCCATGTGTGTGAGTTCGTCGTTCATGCTGTCACCTCGTATACGTTGTAAATATCCCAATCACCGCCCACACCCTGATCGACGGGGATAAACGCTCCCCCATCCATGTCTTTGGCTATGGCATAAGCTTCATCTTCATCCTTCGCTTCAACGTGTTCATAGAAATACGTTGTCAGCTTGGCAATTACTTTGTAAGTTTTCATGCCGCCTCCAGTCGTTGCACAATTTTCAAAGCGGTTTCGTAGGTTTGTTTGTCGGATTGCCACTGCTCGTCAGTGATCCCGCCCTCGTGTTCTTCGACAAAATATCTGGCCAGCTCCAAGGCGTAGCCCAGTGCGTTTATCTGTGCTTTGGTTAGCGTCTTCATGCCTTCTCCTTCCTGAATGATTCAAACCATTCCAGTAGTACGGCCTTGGCCTCGCGGCGGGTCAGTCCAAACTCATCCTCAATGTAGGCACCGGCTCCCCACATATTGATCGCGCCGCTGTCGCGCAGGGCTTCCAAGTATTTGAAAATTGTTTCTTTGTTCATACGGCCACCCCATAATGGTTTTCTACTGCGTCAATGATGACGTCAAGATTTTGCATAACGCGCTCGTGCTGCATTTCCACTGTCTGGCGTGTGCATCGGCTGGGGTTTGAGTGCAGAACCTGCTTGCTGTAGTCGCCCATGGTGTAGTAGTAAAAACCATTCTCCAGTCGGCTTGCCTGCGCGGTCGTGGCCAGCACGCCGGTGTGTCGCTTCATCGTGACGATGTTCAGGCGCATGGTGTCGCTGATTTGTATCTGGCTTTCAGTTTGCCAGCCCCAGTGAGTTTTACGTGTGTGTGTGTTCATGCTGTTTGCTCCCCTGCTATTTCGACAAATTCATCTTCATCAAACGTTGCCAAATGGCCGCTGTGGTAGTTGCCGCCAGTCAAAAACTCCGCCGCGTTGCCGCAAACTTTTGAAAAGTCCTCGGCTGTGTTGGGATCAAAGAATCGCTCACCAACTTCTATGTTTTTAAACTTAACTCTCATGCTGTTTGCTCCTGTGCTTTAAGGTATGCGCGGACAATGGCCATGCCATCGGCGGAAACTGACCACTCGTTAGCGTTGCCGCCGTCCAAGCAAAGCCCACCTGTAGGCTCGCCACCATAAAAGCCCTCGTGTCCCAGTAGCGTGCCGACGTAGTAGCGGCTGACAAACTGGCCGCGGTCTGGCCAGTCGCCGTGTGCATAGCGGCGGTCGTAAAACTCCACCATCGGGCGGTCTTCGTCATGCGTCAGGCAATCGGCGCGGCCGTAGCGGTCGCCTTTGTAAACGATGCGAACGTTAAACTTTTCAATTTGTAGCATTTGATTTTCTCCTGTGTGTGATCTTGTTTTTTAAATGGTTGCGGGGTCATGGGTAACTTGCTCGCCATCTTTGGCGGCCAGCATTACAGTGACGTCATAAGAGTTTTTTGCCTTTAATAGACGCGCGGCGGTTAGCTGTGCATCGTATGAGCGCAAGGCGTTGACTGTGATTTGTTTGTTTTTGTAAAAAGCTAGATAAGTGAACATGGTTTCTCCTGTGTGTGGACTATTCCACCCAAAGCCCCAGCGCGTGAGGCTTCAGGTGTGACAGTCAATATTCTTCGGCGTAGTCTTCCAGTGCTGTGACCAGTCCGTCGAAATCTTCACTGGCACCAAGCACACCGGCCAGTGCAAAAACTATTGTGCGGTCGTATTCCTCGCAGAGGCTCTCAAGGTATGCGCGGCGGTTTGCGTATCCGTTTGCTTGGTAGTCGTTCATTGGTTGCTCCTGTGTGTTGTGTGTGGTCTGTATGTAGCAGGTATATTAAAAGGCGTCAAGTGTTTTTTGCGTGTGCGTGATCTGGTCAGCGCAGGCGTGCTTCGGCGCGGCCTTTATCCCAGAGGTGCAGAATTTCCGGCTTGTGTTCTGGGTACCGGTTGACGGCCGTCAAAAGCCATTTGTGGATCTCTCGCGCTGTGTTGTAGTTGGGCGAGCGTTCGTAGTTGTAACCCTTGCGGATGATCTGGGCGTGTGTGTAGATCATGGCGCGGCCTTCTCGATTGCTTCGCGGATGTCGGCCAGCCATTCGCCGCAGAATACGGCCAGCGTATCCGGTGGCAGGTGGGGCATTGCCTTTGTGATGCACTGCTCGGCACCGATCAGGGCGGCCAGCAGATCAGGCGCGGCGGCGATCAGGTGCGCGTCTGCTGGGTTGCGTGCGTCGACGTATTCACCAACGGCATGGCCTCGGGCTCCGTTGATTAGCAAAACGCGGGTGCTGTGGCCGTCGGCCAGCTTCCAAGGTGCTGGGGTGTGCATCGTTCAATCCTCCAAGATCTGCTCAATGGCGCGGGCTTGCGCCGGTGTGATGTTCAGCCAGTTGGTCGCGCCTCGCGCCCCTTGGATCTTTAGCCGAAGCTGGCCGTTCAGGTGGTCGGCCTCGTTGTCATCGGTCAGACCGAAGGGAGCGGCGCGGTACAGTTGGGCTTCTGTGTATGTCATGGCTTAATCCTTTGACCAAACGTTGTTAAAAATGAAAACGTAATCGTGATTTTGAAGCTGTCCGCCCAGCAATTCGCCGTAGTATTCGCCGACCCATCCCAGCTTTTTGGCCAGTTCTTCGGCGGCGGCGCGGTGGCAGGCTTGGCCACTGAATTGGTGCGGGTAGCCGATCGTTACTGATCCAGCCTTCGCCCATGCTTTGATCCGGCCGCCTTTGTGGTTGGTCGGGCTGAGGTATCGGGTTTGTATTGCTTGCATTTTGTGATCCTTAAAAGAGTGGGAGGGTTGTGTCAACGGCGGGACTGCGCGGCTGAATTTCCAGCTTGAACAGTTCCACTTCGGTGGGGAATGGGTTTCTAGGCTCGAAGGCGGCCAGTGTTTGCGGGTTGCAAAAAAACGGCACGGCTCCGGCTGGGTCATGGTGGGCGCAGTCGGCCAGCTTAGGGCAGACCAAGCCCCAAGCGATCCCGCGGCAGGTTTTCATTATTCGGCCTTTAGGATGTTGGAAATTGTGTTGAGCATGACGTGAGCGGCGGTCAGTGTGGCCACTTGGTCGCGGGCGGGCAGTCGCTTAATTGCGGCGTGAAATTCATTAAACGCGGCCTCCAAGTCGGTGCCTCGGTCGGCGAACAGTGGCACGTTAATAATTTTGGCCAGTTGCTGGGCGTTCATTGTTTCGGTGGTCATGGTTTGCTCCTTAGTTGAAAAAGTAAAGCGCGGCGTTCTGCATTGCGGCGCGTGGCGTGTGTCCCCAGTATTGGCGGCCAGAGTGGCCAGTGACAAACCAAAAGCCGGAGGCGGTGCATTGTGTGGGCGTCATGGTGTGATCCTTAGATTGCGAATTCTTCGACGGCCTGCGCGATGTGATAACCCAGCTTCTGGGCTTCGCGGATGGTGGCCAGCGTCAGCGTTTTGGTGCCTGCGATGCGGGCGAAGGCGCGGGCGGTATCGTCGGCGGGGTAATAGGTTTTCACGCCGTAGACGTCACGGGCGCGAATGGTCAGGGTGAGTTGATTCATGATGCGGCCTTGTTGGTTTGGTGTTCTGTCATTCCCTTGGCGATCCATATCGCGTACAGGGTGCGAAGGCTCAGGCCATCAGTCCAAAGCACATAGCGTGCGCCGAAGTGGTGCAGGTTGTCTTGAATTTCGAAAATGCTTGATTTCATTTTTAGCTCCAATTTTTAGCGTAAGCGCGAAGGGTTGTTACTCTCTTTTTCCAGCCTTGGATCCCTTGGTGGTGCCAAGCGGCCACGTCAGACCCCGAGGCTTTCTGACCCAGCCACTGACCGCGGGCGGATCCGGCTGTGATCCACTGGCCAATCTGCAGGGCTTGGCGTTGTTCTGTGGTCAGTGCCCACACGTCGACAGGCTTTGTGTATTTCATGAGTTGCTCCTTTAAATGTTGTGGTATTCGAATGCCAGAATGGCGCGGGCATCAGCTTGTGACAATTCAAGGTCTAGCAGTTGCAGGCGGCCGGTGTAGTATTCAATGATCGCTCTGCCTTCTTTTTTGTTGGCGTCGGTAGCAGGTGAGCCCTTTAGGTGCTTGATCGCCTCTTTGAATGATTCCAGCAGTTCAGGCTTAAAATTTGTGGCCAGTGTCATGGTGGGCTCCTTTATTCGAAAATTTCTTCTACGTTGATATTCGCTTCGCGAAGTGCTTTGATAACTGCTTTGGGCAAAACATAGTCGCCGTCGTAGTCGGTCAGATCTAAGCGGCCATCAGCGAGGCGTTCAAACCAGAGGCCGCCGCCTTCCATTCCGTTCTTATGCTCCCAGCCGCCATACATTGCGGATTCGTCAATCTGTACATTGCCGAACTCTGGGGACGTTCCCCAAGGGTGAAGGGTGAGGTTGAAGGTGTAGGCCATTGGTTGCTCTCCTGAGTAGGTCAAGGGGTCATTCCCTTGGATCCGTTTATAACAGGTTTTCTTGCACTTTTATACAATAAAGTGAATATTTTATAGGGACAAACCCTAATAGGTGTCGCAACGTTGTGACAGTTTGGCCAGCAAGTCGGCGGGTTAATTGCCGAAGGCTTGCAGTTGTTCCACTTTTTACCCCATAATCCAAACCCATGAAAACACTCAATAGATCCCAGATCAAGGAAGGGCTGACACAGATCCCAATGGAGACAATACTTCGCGTTTCCGATAGGGCTCTGACTCCCAAACAGAAAGCATTTTGTAAGGAGGTGGCCATGGGTAACACAGGGGCGGAAGCTATACGCAAGTCATACAAGACCAAGGGAAAGCCCAAGACCAACGCGAACGACGCTTACAAGCTCCGCAAACGTCCAGATATTCAGGCGACCATCCAAGCCTATGAGGTCGCATTGCAGGCTCAGACATATCAAACCCCTGCGGGCTTGAGGGCTCTCGTGATTCAAACGTTGGTGCAGACCATGATCGACCCAGAGGCTGGAGACGCGGTCAAGGTCGCCGCGGCCAAGGTTTTGGGGACTGTCACAGAGGTGGCCGCCTTCACTGAGCGCAAAGAGGTGCGCACCATTACAAGCTCCGAGGATACCAAGGCCAAGCTAATGACCAAGCTTCGCGACATGATGAAGCGCGAGGCCATCGACGCGCCGGTCATCGAGGTTGACTCCCTGCTGGAGGAGCTGAAGCCAAAAACGCCCGCGGCCGAGCCCCACCCGTACCCGACCCCCCAAGCTGATGAGACGGAGTCCCATCCACAGTTGCATACTATGTCACACAAAGTGTCACCAGATTTACCGAATAGTGACCAAGATTTTTCCAATCCTACAGACCCCACCCCCTCTATACAGGAAGACCCCCCGGTAGGTGATGAAAAATGAAATGGGGGAGGGTATGTATAAATTACAAAATGAAGTTGGCAAGGGTGACGCCAACGTTTGAAGATTGTTTGGAGATGGGTATGACACCGGTGCAGAAGGAAGTGTTTTTGATTGTGGATGAGTGGTGGAAGAAGTTTGGGTATAGCCCGGCGCTCAAGGATATTGCTTATCAGAGGGGGGTAACTTCTTTGGCTAGTACGAGGAAGATTGTGAACCGGCTGATTGATATTGGGGCGCTGAAGAAGTTGGAAGGTAAGCACCGGACTATCCGGCCTGTGTACATTAACTTTAGGACGTTGGAGTAACGCTATGGAAATGCTGGAAATAATTAAGATGCTTAATAAGTTAAACAAGGAAGAGCTTGTTCAGTTGCAGAGAGAGATGGATGAGATTTTAAAAAAAGAAAATTTTGCTCCGCCAAGTGATGATGATTTCCTTGCTGCACTTGGCCCTTGTGGTAAATAAGTATTCAGTTTTATTAGAAAGGTCACAACGTTGTGACACACATAAGTAGTATCCCTAATGAAATAGATACATTGTTATCGAAGCTACCTGTTGCAGAGCAGGAGGCTTTGTTGGCTGAGGTGGATGAATATAGGAAGGCGTTAGAGCGGGAGACAGCGCAGGCTTCTTTTATGGCTTATATCAAAATGATGTGGCCGGGGTTTGTTGGGGGTAGGCACCATGCGATCATGGCCAAGAAGTTTGAGGATATTGCCTCGGGGAAATTGAAGAGGCTTATTATCAATATGCCGCCTCGGCATACTAAGTCTGAGTTTGCCTCCTACCTGTTGCCGTCGTGGTTTCTTGGCAGGTATCCGGGGAAGAAGATTATTCAGTGCTCGAACACGGCCGATCTTGCTGTTGGTTTTGGACGGAAGGTTCGTAACTTAGTGGACAGTGAACAGTACGCTACTGTGTTCCCAGATGTGTCACTTAGGCAAGACAGTAAGGCTGCTGGCCGGTGGGCTACTAATCAGAATGGAGAATACTTTGCTATTGGTGTGGGTGGTACGGTAACGGGTAAGGGTGCTGACCTTTTGATTATTGACGACCCCCATTCTGAGCAGGAGGCTGCTTTGGCTTCTGGGGATCCCGGGGTGTTTGATAGAGTTTATGAGTGGTACACATCTGGGCCGCGCCAGCGTTTACAGCCGGGTGGTGCGATTGTTGTTGTGATGACTCGTTGGGCGGAGAGGGATCTGACTGGCCGCGTGATGAAAGATGCGGCGATGCGGGATTCGTCGGATGAGTGGGAGGTGATTGAGTTCCCCGCTATTCTTCCTAGTGGCAATCCTTTGTGGCCAGAGTTTTGGTCGCTTAAAGAGTTGTCTGCATTAAGGGAGGAGCTTCCCCCGATTAAATGGAATGCCCAGTATCAGCAGGCTCCTACGGGAGAAGAGGGGGCGTTAGTTAAGAGGGACTGGTGGAAGGTTTGGAAAAACGATGATCCGCCTAGATGTGAATTTATTATCCAGAGTTGGGATACTGCGTTCACAAAGAATACGCGGTCTGACTATTCGGCCTGTACGACTTGGGGTGTGTTTCACCTGAACGAAGATCCGAACGACATCAACATTATTTTGCTGGATGCTTTTCAGAAACGGATGGAGTTTCCGGAGCTGAAGGAAAAGGCACTTAGTCACTATAAAGAGTGGGAGCCGGATTCTTGCATCATTGAGGCCAAGGCTGCTGGTGCGCCGTTGATCTTTGAGTTGAGGGCGATGGGCGTGATGGTGCAGGACTTTACGCCGGTCAGGGGCAATGACAAATTTGTTCGTCTGAATTCCGTGACTGATTTATTCAGTAGTGGTAAAGTGTGGGCGCCGGAGACTCGGTGGGCGAGTGAGGTGATTGAACAGATGGCGTCGTTCCCTAACGGGGATCACGATGACTTGGTGGACTCAAGCACACAAGCGCTGATAAGATTTAGACAGGGTGGTTTCTTGCGTCTTGACTCGGATGAGCGCGATGAAATCCAGAGCTTCCGCCGGAAGCAAAGTTACTATTAAGGCCAACTATGAGCATTGAACAATCACTCAGCCAAGCACCTTTGGGTTTGGATAGCATCGTTATGGATGAAGTCCCCGCAATTGAAATTGAGATCGAAGATCCAGAAGGCGTAAGGATTGGCATCGACGGCATGGAGATTGATCTAATGCCTGAAGAAGATGGCGAGTTTGATGAAAACTTGGCTGAGGTGATGAGTGAGGGCGAGTTGCAAAAGCTTGCCAGTGATCTGGTTGGTTTGGTTGACGCTGACATTGCCTCCCGCAAAGACTGGGTAGAGATGTACGTCAAAGGTCTTGACGTTTTGGGGATGAAGTATGAAGAGAGAACGGAACCTTGGAATGGAGCTTGTGGAGTGTTTTCTACAGTCCTTACAGAAGCAGCAGTTAGGTTCCAAAGCGAAACGATCATTGAGACGTTCCCGGCTCAAGGCCCTGTTAAAACGGAAATCATTGGTGCCATTGATCGTCTTAAAGAGGAGGCAGCGGAGAGGGTACGCGATGACATGAATTACCAGCTGACCGAAGTGATGACGGAGTACCGTCCAGAGCATGAAAGAATGCTTTACTCACTCGGATTGGCTGGTGCAGCGTTCAAAAAAGTCTACTACGACCCAAGTTTGGAGCGTCAAGTAGCGATTTTCATTCCTGCCGAAGACATCATCATTCCTTATGGTGCTTCTAGTTTAAAAACTTCAGAGCGCGTGACTCACATCATGCGCAAAACGAAGAATGAAATTAAGAAATTACAGGTTTCAGGCTTCTATGTTGACTGCGAGTTGGGCGAACCCCAGCAAATGCACACCGACGTTGAGAAAAAGAAGGCTGAAGACCAAGGTTACAGCATTACAGACGACGATCGTTACCAAATTTTAGAGATCCATGCAGATTACGACCTGCCCGGATACGAAGATGAAGATGAAATTGCTTTGCCTTACGTTATTACGATTGATCGCGGCACAAATAAGGTGCTGGCCATCCGTAGAAACTGGAATCCAGACGATAAGCGTAAGTTAAAGCGCGATCACTTTGTCCAATATACATATGTACCCGGCTTTGGCGCGTATGGTTTGGGTTTGATTCACTTAATTGGTGGTTATGCACGCGCTGGTACGTCACTTATTCGCCAGTTGGTGGATGCCGGTACGTTATCTAACTTGCCCGGCGGTTTGAAAGCACGCGGTTTGCGAATTAAAGGTGATGACACACCAATTCAGCCCGGTGAATTCCGTGATGTTGATGTTCCAGCTGGAGCGGTGCGCGATAACATCATGCCACTGCCATATAAAGAACCATCGCAAGTTCTTTTGGCTTTGTTAAACCAGATTACCGACGAAGGCCGTCGCCTTGGCTCTATTGCTGACATGAATGTGTCGGATATGAGCGCAAATGCGCCAGTTGGCACAACATTGGCATTGCTTGAGCGTCAGTTGAAGACAATGTCTGCGGTGCAGGCGCGTATTCACTACTCGATGCGTCAAGAGTTTAAGTTGCTGCGTGACATCATTCGTGATTACACACCGGCCGACTACAGCTTTGATCCAGTTGAAGGTGATCGCCAAGCTAAGCAAGCAGACTACGACATGGTGTCCGTCATTCCAGTGTCGGATCCAAACTCTGCAACGATGGCGCAGCGCATTATGCAGTACCAAGCTGTTATTCAGCTGGCACAGGGCGCACCACAGATCTATGACTTGCCACAGTTGCACCGTCAAATGATTGAAGTGCTTGGCATTAAGAATGCGGATAAGCTTGTACCGATTGACGATGACTTAACACCACGCGATCCTATTAGCGAGAACATGGCTTTCTTAACTGGTAAGCCAACCAAAGCATTTATCTACCAAGATCACGATGCACACATTGCTACGCATACATCAATGATGCAGGATCCTATGGTCATGGGTCAGATGGGTCAGAACCCAATGGCACAGCAAATGCAAGGTGCAATCATGGCGCACATTGCAGAGCACGTAGCATTTCAATATAGAAACCAAATTGAGAAACGTTTGGGTGCTACATTACCAACTCCCAATGCAGAGATGCCGGAGGAAGTTGAAATTCAATTGTCCAAACTGGTGGCTCAAGCTTCTACGCAGTTGTTGCAAATGCACCAAGGCGAAGCTGCACAGAAGCAAGCACAGCAACAAGCACAGGATCCAATCATTCAGATGCAGCAAGCAGAGTTGCAGATCAAGCAACAAGAGACTCAGATCAAAGCACAAAAGGTGCAGGGTGAGTTGCAGCTTAAAGCACAAGAATTACAGTTAAAGGCCCAAGAGATGCAGGCCAAAACTGGTGAGACGCCGGAGATGATTGCCCAGCGTCACCAGCAGGAGTTGCAGCAGCAACTTCAGCGACACCAGATGGAGTTGATGCAATCTCAGCAAACGCATCAGCAGAAATTAACTCAGGCCCAAGAGGCAGCACGGTTGAAAGCAGCAATGCAGAAACCTAGTCAAGGAGATTGAGCATGGAAACCAAAATCTTTGACGTGTTGAACGGCAAGCTTGAGGAGCAGGTAGAACGCCTGCGCCAAGTCGTGTGTGATGGTGGAGCAAAATCCCACGATCAGTATCGCGAACTGTGTGGAGAAATACGAGGTCTTCAATCCGCACAGAGAGAAATCAATGACCTTGTTCAAAAACTTACGAAAGACTATGAAGATGGATAATTTTGACGTTAGCGCGGTCGATCTCTCTGGAGTGCTCAACACTTCCTCCGAAGAGAAAGCCAAGCAAGTCCCAGATCCAGCCACTTACCACCTTCTCTGCATGGTGCCAAAAGCAGAAGAAGAGCTTAGTGAATCAGGACTGGTTAAATCGGCACAGATGATGTATCACGAGGAGCTACTTTCCCCCGTGTTATTCGTAGCAAAAATGGGCCCAGATGCCTTCAAAGATGAGAAGCGATTCCCGTCTGGAGCGTCATGCAAGGTCGGTGACTTTATTCTTACGCGCCCTAACACGGGTACGCGCATGAAAATTCACGGAACTGAATGGCGTCTGATTAATGACGACTCCGTGCAAGCGGTTGTGCAGGATCCCCGCGGCATCCAGCGACCTAACTAAGGAGAAATCATGGCTGAAATTGAAAAAACAGAATTTGAGTTTCCCGATGAAGCGGAAGCTAACCCCCGTAAAGGCGGAAAGGTTGTAGAACCTGAACAAGAAATTGAGATTGAAGCTGGTGAAGCGGAGATTGAGATCATTGACGACACGCCCGAGAAGGATCGTGGTCGTGAAAACCTTGAAGAGCCAGTCCGAGATGTAACTGACGAAGAGTTATCTAAGTACGACGAGGGCGTAAAGAAGCGCATGAAGCGTTTTGCAGAGGGTTATCACACGGAAAGACGCGCAAAAGAGGCGGCTGAACGTGAAAAAGAAGAGGCTTTGCGCATTGCTCAAGCTGTTTTTGAGGAGAATAAACGCCTCAAAGGGTCTGTAAATCAAGGCCAAGCAGCACTTTTAGAGCAGGCAAAGAAGTCTATTAGTCAGGAAGTTGATGATGCCAAGCGTTTATACCGCGAAGCATACGAATCTGGAGACTCTGAAAAGCTGGTTGAAGCTCAGGAAGCGCTTACTGCGGCCAAAATACGTGCTGATAAAGTAAACAATTTTAAGCCCACCCCTTTACAGGTCGAAGAAACTCCTGTACAAATCGCACCACAGCAACAAAAAGCTGCACCCGTTGACGAAAAACTACTAGCGTGGCAAGACAAAAATCAGTGGTTTGGTCAAAATAAACGGATGACAGCCTACGCCTTGGGTCTGCACGAGGATCTTGTAGCTGAGGGAATACCGAGTGGAAGTGAAGAGTACTATAAACGTATCGACGCTGACATTAAAGAAAGATTTTCGGAGCAGTTTGGAGCCGATACCAATTCCGTTGAAGCAAAATCTCAACGAGCAAAATCCAACAATGTTGCACCTGCAACGCGAAGCACAGCAGCCAAAAAGGTCGTGTTAACGCAGACACAGGTCAATCTCGCCAAGCGGTTGGGAGTTCCGCTAGAACTATACGCCCGCAAGGTAGCTGAAGAAATGAGGAAATGAAAATGGAAAAGACTATTCGTGCACCCCGCGAACTTGAGACACGCGAAAAGATGGAGCGG